GCACCAACAGAACCCATAAGAGCTATAACTGTTACGGCTAAACCAATGTTTTCTTTTATTTTATTTAACATTATCTATTTACTAATCCCGTTCCTGCTTTACCTTCTTTTTCTAGTTTTAAAAGTTCTTTTTGAATATTCTGTGCAACTTTTCTAGCGGTGATTGGGTCTGCTGGTAATCCTGTAATATTTAAGTTCATATTCTGAATATTAACACCGCTTCCTCCGGCATCAGTTTTATTAGCAAATACAGAAGTACCCATTGGTGTTGACATAATAACTTCTGGTCCCATTTCACCAACAACTGATGCTCTACCAATAGGAACATTACCTCCATAAGCCCTATTCATGTAAGTATCTGGACCACCAAAACCGCCTCTAAAAAATTTTTTTACATTAGCTCCTACTTCAGAATTAAACCTATCTTCAAAGAAACCCTGTATTCTAAAACCTTCACGAGAAGAACTGTTAGTATTTGTTATTGGTATGTCTGGGTCGCTTGGAAGATTAAATGGAATTGACGATATTAGGTTATCAAAATTAGTAGAAGATACTTGACTTTGCATAGCTTTATAAGCATCTGAGTTGAAAAAATTACTTTCTCCACCTTGGTCTGTAAAGAAATCACTTTCATTTGCATCGCTTTTTATAACTTGGTCTCTGAATTTTCTTGCGTGTTCTACATACCCTATAAATTGATTTATACTTGTTTCCATACCGCTAAGAGCAGATTGCAACATCTGTTCAGGTATTCCAATCATTTCTGCTATTTCTAAGGACTTTTCTTTGAAATCCGGATATAACTGAAGTATTTCATCATATCTGTCAGCATTTTTAGCAAGTTCTATGTTAAAGTCTGTTGTAGCGTCGTCTAAATCTCTAGTAAGGTCTAGTATATCTTTATCCCTGTCTTTTGTTACATCAAGAGCTTTATTGTAATTTTCAATAGCAGAAATAATTTGTGGAGATAAACCTTTAGCTCTTTCTTCTGCAACTGCAAGTTCTGCTTCAGCTAATTCTTTTTGTATTTCTAAAATCTCTATTTCTTGTGCTGTTCTAGGATTTAGCATTTCGTTAAGCTCTTCATTAGCTGCATCTAAATCAAGTTGTTCAACTACACCTTGCTCTACAGCCATTTCCAAAAATTTTATTTCTTTCTTTTTATCTCTAATAGATTTTTGTCTACGCTTATCCATTTTATTTTCTAATTGGTCCTGCATTCTAGTAATGTTCATTTCCATTTGTAAAATATTTAATCTTTCAGAACTTGTTTCAACACCTTCTTCACCAAACTCAGCTATAGCTTTATCAAGTTCTGCTTTAGCTTCAGATATTGTTAATTGGTCTTTCATTTCATTTGTAATTCTTATATTGTCAAACACCAAGTCAGCTTGCATGTCTATCAATTCTTGAGTCATTTCTTTTATATCTTCACGAGCATCCCTCACTGACCTTTCCATACTTAACATTTCTTCTATAAGATTTAAATAATTTTCTCCTTCTGCTTTTATAGTTTTACTCTGTGATTCTAATACTCTACCAATAGCTGCTCTATTTTTTTCTATATCTGCAATATCACCTACTAATCCATGAGTTACTTGTATATGTTTTTTAATTGCTTCTTCATTATTTGCATATTCAGAAGTCAAACCTGCTATTTCTGCATTAGAGCTTTCTATTCCATTATTCATGTCACTTAAGAACTCGTCTGTAGAACTTATACCATTGTTTACAATAGCAATCAATTTACCCATGTTTTTAGCTTCTATTCCGCCTTCTGCAAAATCTAAAGCTAAGGCAGGAAATCCTGCTTCAAGTAATTGAAACACACCACTTGCCAGAACTGTTTCCAAATCTTGCATCATTTGAGCACCCTGTTTTAACTCATCAATATTTATTATTTCTGGTGGTTGTATATCACTAATTAATACATTGATATCTTTTAATGGTGCCAATGCATCATCAAATGCAGTTTTAAGGTCTTCAGCATTACCAACAACATCTTCCATTTCGGTATTTAAATTTTTAGCTTCTCCCGATAAAACTCTAAAGACTTCCATTGCCTTTTCTGGATTTTGAATAAACTCTGTCTCTGTTATTTCTTCTATACCCTCTGTTTCTTTTGCTAATGCGTTATAGTCAGCAAGCATTTTAAGATTACCTTCCATAATCATTTCTTGTTCGCTATCTATTCTTCTAATTCTATTTCCAGCCAAAAGAAAGCCATCAACGAATTTAAGTGTATTCTCAAGAAACTGCCTTTGCTCATCAGTATAAGTACTAAAAGCTTCAATACTATCCTGCCCTATTGCAGCTTTTATTCCCTGTGCATAAGTTTCTAAGATAGCTCCACCTACTTCAAATGCATTTTCATCTTCCAAAGCTCTAATATTTAAAAACTGTGTTACAGTATCAAACCCACCATCTAGTATGTCTTGAGCTTCTTTCACTGTTATGTCAAACTCTTTGGCAAAATCTTTTGCAATTTCTGGAGGTGCTATAAAAAATAAAGAACCCTCTTGTTCTTGTTGCATAATCTCATCTAACTGTGGTAAATCAGATATAATTTTGTCAAAAGACAAAACTGCTTCTTTAGCTTCATCAAAACTAACATCTTGTGCAAACTTAGGAATATTTAAAAATGCTCTAGCACTTGCTGCTTCTACATCTATTAGTGCTTCTTTGAGAGCTTGTAATTCACCTTCTAATAGCTCGACCGCAGTACTATTTTTATTTAACCTAACAATATTTCCTTCAATGGTTCTTGAGTTTCTTAACTCTTCTATTTCTTTTTCTTTTTGTGCAATCTTTTCCATCAAAGGTAATTGAATTTGTATTGACTTTACATAAGCTTCAGATGCTCTTCTAGCTTTTACATTTGCGCCTTGATTAATCATAAAAGCTATAGTAAGAAGTCCTAGAACACCTAATAATTTACCGATATTAAATGTTAAAAATTTTACTGCTGCAGCCATAGCTTTGGAAGTTGCAGTAAATTTTCCAGCAGCAATTTGAGCCGTCATAGTATTTTTCATAAAAAATATCATGCCTTCATTTGCGGCTAATGCTGCCATTTTTATGTTTATAAATGCTCCAGCGAGTAATCCTAAACTTGCAGTCAATCCAGTTATTACTCCAACAAATACTTTTAGAGTAGTAGTCATGCCTTCAAACTCTTTATCATCCTCTGCTAAAGCAAGTCCTAAACCTGTAAATCCAGCTAGTATATTTTTTAAAGCAGGTAAGAAAAAGTTACCAATTTCAATTCGTAATTCTGTAAAAGCATTTTTAAGTAACTTAACTTGTGATTTAGCAGTCTCGAATCTTTTATTAGCTTCATCTTGTAACGCTATGTTCAAATCAAAAGCTATGTTTGCTGTATTTAAAGTATCAGCCAACAAGTCACCAGCCTCAGCAACAGCTAGCAATGCACGGATTGTTCTCTGTTGTTTGAGTCCTAATTCGTCAAGAATAGCAACTAAGTTTCTACCTTCGTCAGATGCTCTTTGTAAACCAATTAAAAATGCATTTAAAGCTTGAGCTGGGTCATCGGTTGCTAATTGTTTAAATCCTTCTACTCCTAAACCTGTTACTTGAGCAAAAACTCGCATTTCTTTTGTACCACCTTGCAAAGCAATAGTGATAGCTTGAAATACACGAGCCATAGCAGTACCACCTGCTTGTGATTGAACACCGACTGCTTGAAGAGCAGTAGCAATCGCTAAAGTATCCGCAACTGTTGCTCCAGCTACTTTAGCACCTGCTGCTAATCGTAATGATGTAGAAAGTATTTCATCTTCAAGAGCTGCGAAGTTGTTACCTAAATCAACTAATGAAGAAGCTAAGTTACTAACAGAGTTTTCTGGTAATTGAAATATAGTTTGAAGTCTAGCTAAAGATAATGCTGCAGTTTCAGTTGATAATCTTGTTGCAACACCTAACTTAGCTATAGTATCTATGAATGCTGGTAAACCACCGGTTGATACACCTAACTGTCCACCTAACTCACCAATTTGATTTAATTGACTAGTAGCAATTGGTATTTCTGTTGCTAGTTGTCTTATGTTACCAGCTAAAGATTTAAACTCTGCGTCACTTGCATCTACTGTTTTCTTTATACCAGCAAAAGAATCTTCAAACTTAGAAGATGCCCCGACTGTCAACATCATTGCTGCACCTAAAGCTGCAACTGCACCAACTGCTCCTGCTATAGCACTTGCGGCAACTGCTGCACCAGTAGATTGATAAAATGTAGATAATGTTTGACTTAAACTACCTAGTTCTTTTTTTACCTTATCGTTTGCAGAATCTAAGTCTACTTTTAAAGATAATACTATTGGAGGAACGCCAGCTGCGGCAGCACCTTTAGCCATACGCGCCACCTATGTCGCCCATAAGCTTATCTAAACTTACTGTACTTCTCACTCTGTTATCTCTCTTATTATATTTACGCAATGCTTGTCTTGCTTTATATGATTCGGAATTTTCTTTCTTAATTAACTTTCCTTCATCAGTTATCTCTAACTGTCTGTGTGAAAGTATTCTAAAAAATGTTGATGTATCTTGTGGTAGATATGCAACAAGTCTAAGAAATTTATTCCACCTTACATTTAAGGGTTGTTCTATTTGATAAAAGCGTAGAAAATCTGATTCTAATGGACCCCAAAGTTCAAGAATATCTTGATAGGTCCAACTTATTTTGGGGCTTCTTCGTCTCCTTCTTCGTCCTCAACTTCAGCTACTGTTTCTCCAGCTGATGCGTTAAGTCCATAAGATTCCAACAAATAAACCAATAAATCGTTCATCTGGTTCCATGTCATGCCTTCTAGCATTTGGTCAAAGTTTTCTTGACCTACTAAAGAAGCAATCCATTCTGGAAGTGCATCCATCGGAACTGTATCCCCAGATTCTCCAGCAAATCTCATTTGTGTAAGAACCGTTCTTGCAGGTAAAGTAGCCGGTAATTCGTATTCTTTTCCAGCTACTTTAATCTGCAATATATTATTTTTGTCGGCTTGTAAAGCCTCATCAAAGTCTTTTACCACTTTATATCTCTCCTATCTTATTTAAATTAGTTAATATCTAATTCGTCACTGTCGTTTCTATTTTCGACAACTACAAAAAGGTAATAATTACCTTTAGCATCAGAACCAACATTTAAGCCAGTAGATTCTGGGACTAACAATTTAAACTCTGTAGCTAAAGTAACTTTAGCTGGAGCTTTTTGGTGAGCCATGGCAAATGAACCTGTGTTCACTGCTCTTGGGATTCTAAATTGTCTGTCAGAACCTGCTTGACCATCAGCATGCAAAACTAATGCAAACTCGGTAAAGGTATCTGATGTAGGTGGTTTGAAGGTATGGTAACCAGAAACTGTTGTTCCTGCTGCACCAGCATCTCCTGCACCAAGCTCATTTGCAGCGGTTGACCCGCCACCCATAGCAACTTGAAAGTTGGTAAGGGAAGCTTGTGCTAATTCACCTGTTAATCTAACTTCTTGCGCTGACTTGAGAGTTTTGATTGGGTCTAATTCTTCAGCGACCATGACATCTTCAAAAGTTTTATCAACTTCTAATGTCCAGCCATCTTCAGAATACCCAACTTGGTCCCAAGCAACAGTCATTGCCGTAGGGTTATCAAAGTTATTTGAATCATTCCCCGGGAAATTCAAGTTAGCTGTAGACGCGTCTTTAATATAGAGAACACCAGTTCCAATTAATACTTCACTAATTGTACCGCTTGTACTATATGACATTTCTGTCTCCTATATATCTAGTCTTATACTTAATCAGCAGAGCTCTGCCGACTCAATAAAGAGTCGAATCTGCTTTGTCGTTATTCCTCTTCAGCTATAAAGAAGTCTTCCACTACCTCTTCTGCAGGTTCATTGTCTTCCTCTACAGGAGAGTCATCTAGTTCTTCCTCATCTGCAATTAAAACAGAGACTTTTGTTTTACCCTGTTTATATTTTGCATCTTTAAGGCGCTCCCAGATGTCCATATCTACTTCCACCCATTCATTGTGGTTAAATACAATATTAGAGACAGTGTCTCTAACTGTTGATTTATCCAACAATAAAGGATTAACTTTAACTTTTATCTTCATTAATCTAGTCCTCGATAATACATACTTAATGATAGCTGATAATGTCCTAATCCAGTGTCAGTCTCTTCTATGCGCTCTGGCATTTCAAGTATGTCAAAACCATAAATTACTGCTTTAGTAGCAGTACTAGTTGTGTGTACAATAGTTTTTGCTGTTTTAAATGATGCTTCTGCAACACCATTAGCTAATTGATATGCAGTTGCATAATCTGGTTGTGATGATGTACCACCACCCCATCTACCTGCAAAAGCATTTACTTGTATAGTTACAGCTCCTATAGCTGCATCACCTTTTGGACTAACCATAGAACCGCCTGCAACAAAAAAAGTTAAAAATGGTAATGTAGCGTTTCTAGGTAATCTTGTTGCTACTCTTGTAGAGCAAACATTAGTTATTGATGTATTGTTTACAGCCCATTCTCGAAATATTATTTCCGCGTCTGGCGGAAACTTCATTGACTCGTGGTGTCTTACACCTACTTTTCTTATACCCATAGTGAGAGTATTATATCATTCAAATCGCTACCCGAGTTCATCAATAATATCTCGGATATCTAAGTCACTAAATACTAGGTCACCTAGTTTTTGTTTTTTAGACTGGTCTATCTGTCTTTTTTTGGATGCTTTGACACTTCCTTGTTTTCTTCTAAGTGATACTGAAGCTCTTCTACCACCCGGACTTCTCTTTACACTTAATTGAAATACTTTATCTAAATATTCTGCCCTACGACCTTTTTGACCCATAGAATCAGTAACATTTCCTTGAGCTTTTTCATACTTCTTAAATAATCCAACATATCTAGCTGCATCTTCCATATTTTCCATTTCAGACTTTCTCTTTCTACCCGGAACTTGACTTATTGCATTAGATACATCTTCTATTACAGATTTTTTATAAGAAGTGCTAAATCCACCTTTTCTTATATATACATCTAATGCCTTTTTTAATACTGGAGCAGTATCTGTTTTTTTAGTGTGAAAAGCAAAAGAAAATCTAAAATCTTCCGGTACAACATTTATACCTATTGCTTCTTGAAGTTCCTTAGAATAAAAACCACCATGAGCTAACTCGACTCTCGGACCCGGTATAGCAGCTTCTAAATTACTAAATTGATTTGCACCGGGTCCTCTGTCTTGTGAATATAGCTCTCTAAATAAAAGTCTGGTTGCAGCTTTTTCTGCTCTAGTTTGAAATTTATCAGAGTATGATGGTTTTTTCTTCATAACAGAATTTCTTTTAGAAAGTTTCAACCATTCATCATAATATCTTGAACCGGGACTTGTTAATCTTACTTGTTGCATAACTACCATCTTGTCTGCATTTCTAGCTGCTTTATCTGCTGCACGATGAATAAAAAATGCTGGTGGAATGTAGTGGTTTACAGGTATTAATGTATCATCTTCAACATTTGTCATATTGAATTTGTCCATAATTTTTTTCTTTTGTCTTGGGTCAGTTATTTTACTTAATCTTTCAGAATAGATTGCATTACCTTTACTATCTCTATTTAAAGCATGTTTGCCTTTTCTTTTTATTGGATAATGAACTGGTATATCACCACCATATTCTACCGCCCATATCCAAGGAAAAGACCTAATACTACCACCAACTTCTATACTTCCTTTAAAGAAAGCATCTACATTTCTACCTTTAGTAGGTCTAATATTATCTTTATCAATACTCGCTAATAATGTTGCTCTTGCTTGTCCCGGTGTTTTAAAACCAAATATATCTCTGTGTTCTCTTTTACCACTTTCACCTCTATAGGCAATTCCCATTTTATTAAAAGCATCTGTGTCGTTCATTAGCTGTTCATTAAGAATATTTTTTTTGTACATACGACCACCTACATTGTATTGACCAGTAGAAACATCTGGTGCCATAGCTAACATGTTTGCATAAGCCATTTCTAATACTTTTTGTGCTTCTCTAGCTACTGTTGTATTTTTTCTTATGTCAAAATTTATTGCATTACCATCAACTTTTGCTTGTGCTTCAGCAGTTGCATTTTTAGTAATTTTATTAACTACATTATCTACAGGATTATTTTTAGTTAATTGTTTACCTAATTGAACACGAAGAGCACGACTAGCGAGTGGACCAAATGTTCCGCCTCCGAAGTTGCCTAAAGGCCTAATTGCTGCGTCTATAGCCCTACCTGTAATAGAACCAGAAACAATTCTTCCTGCACGAGCAATACCTCTTGAGATAAAACCCATCTGTCCTTGTTCTCCACGCTTTCTAAACGCATCATAGTTACCTAGAAAACGAGCAATAGGATATGCAATGTTTCTTTGCGTAGCTAGTACATTAGCAATATTGGTTCCTGCGATTCCCGGTACTACACGGGCAGTACCTGCGACTTTACCATATTTATATAGGTTACTTCTAAATATTTCTGCATTAGATTTACCCGGTCTTTGGTTTGAAGCTTTGGGCGTTTTATATATTTGACCCATTACTTAGATACGAATGTTTGAGCCCTTTTATAACATTCAACTCCATATCTATCTAACACCGGTTGTATCATAACAACTTCATGGAGGTCACTACCTCTTACTAATCTATCTCCGGGTACAATAGATACACCTTTTTCTATATATACATTAAATGTTTCTATAGTAGTGTTTCTACCTTCTCTGTCTTCTTCCGCACCAAGCGATTCAAATTTACATTTGACATTAGTAAAAGTGTTTGCCCAATTATCACTAGGTAAACCTCTTTCATCAATGTTTGTATCTGATACTGTTTGGACTGTTGCAGTCTCTGGTAATAATTTGTGTCGTAAAGGCATACACGAATTTTACATCATGAATTTACAAAAATTGGTTAAGTAAGTCTCCCATCATAAATTCTTTGTAAATAATACTGTAAAGCATTTTATTTTTTCCAAGTAAATGAGGATTGTGTCCCATTTGTGAACTATAATCTTTGATGATAGAAATAATTTCAAGAACTATATTGTCATAAAGTTCTAACAATTTTGAAAAATCTTTTGACCATCTTGCTGTAGTGTCAGAATTAAATATTACAAATGGTCTAAAACCGTTAAGAAGTATATATATAACTGCATCGTGTAGTTTATAATCTAACTTTTTATCTAATATGTTAAACTCATATGCCTTCTGATTATATTGTGTAGTAAGTCCAAGACTAGTTAAGCTACCTCTTTTGGAAGGCCACAGCTCTTGTGTTTTCCAATTTACATAATCATACAAATACAATATATCCTTTACGATTGTTTTATATTGTATAAAAGAGTTTGGGTTTTCTTTATACATTTCTTTTATCTTTTGTTTATTCCAATAAGAATCAGTAGGTTGATTATTAACTTCTGCGTCATAATAATTATTTCTAAAAAGATTTATAAGACATAATACTTCTGTAGTATCTATTTCATCTCTATAATCTGTTTCATCAATAACTTCTTGTAGCCAATGTAACTCTTTATTAGAAAGATTGATTTGATTATCTATTGATAATTTAGCATCTAATGTTTCTACCATATCATCAGACAATGTTGAATCTTGCATTACATAAAAATCTACTTTTACATAAGAGTGTTTATATATTTCTTCAAGTTTTAATTTATTTATAGATAAATATAAATTAGCACCATCAACTATACCTTGATGAGTTATATCATCAATACTAAAAGCAACTCTTTTAGTCGTATCTGATATTTCTAAGTCTTTGCATACTATTTTTATACCTTGTGATTTTAAATGAAAAGTACCTTTTTCTCCAAACTCTTGTTTTACATTGGATAATAAATTTTTATAAACATTTTTATTTATATCTACAACATTACAATTTGGATGTATTGGTAATACTTGTTTTATTCCGGGTCTTGTATAAAGTAAATTTTTAATTGGTACATAAAAAGAAACTACAAAATTATCTTTATTAACTGGGTCATTAAGAATAGAGTAGCTTTCGTAGTGTAAAAAATATTTGTTTTTACCTGTTATAATTTCTTTTGTGCCTTCATCTTTTACCATCTATACTTTACTTTCTTAGCTCTGTTATATGACCTAAAAGATTTTTCCGTCAAGTCTTTTGGGTCTTTCTCCCATTCGACATCTACTGGTGTTTCAAAACTCACATTTTTAGAAATAAGTCTTTTAGTATGTGATGAACATTTAGGACATTTAATTAATGGGTCTTCATGAATTGAATAAGTTACTTCAAACTCAAAATAACATTTATGTTTTATACACTGATGTTCGTATCTAGGCATGAAATTTCCTTGCTTGTCTTCTCTGTTTTCTCTTTTGTGCTTTGTGACAGTCTTTACAAAACATTCTTAAAGAATCTGGAGCGTTAGGATTTTTAGAAAAATCAGATATTTTTTTATCTTGTTTGCAAGACAAACATTTTTTAAGTTTTTCTTCTCCTAAATCATTTTTCTTCTTCTTAAGTATAGCAATACATTCTTTACAAAATCTTGTAAGACCATCAAGATATTTTTGATTTCTAGCATATTCTTCAACTGGTTTCCAATCTTTACAATATTTACATTCTTTTTCAATTGGGTCTTTTAAATTTTTTGCAGCTATTTTTTGAGCTTCTGATACTTTATCTGCTAATCCTTCTTCTTCATCTATCCAAGTTTTAAATTTTTCTAATCCAATAGGTTGGTCTTCATATGTTCTTGGAGTAGTAAGACCACCACGACCTGTTTTAATAATATCTAATATAGCTTGTGCTATTTCTTCATTGTATGCACCGCGCTGTGGAACACCAGATTCTATTCTTAACTGTCTAACTCTTTCATGCGTAACTCCCCATTCATCCGCCCATGCTTGTAACATTTTATTTGGGTCTGCAAGAAAGAGCTCCCTAGCTTCCTCTAGGGAAGGAGCTTTTCTATGTACCATGATTTAATTATACAAAGAATCTGGCTCGAAAGGGGTTTAATATTGCCATATCAGCAGAAGTTAGGACTGGTGTTAAGTTTTGTATAACTACATCACCATAAGCAATATCATAGTCACCAATTCTTTCTGTTATAGGAACATCAAATGTAGATGAGGCTGTATTGTCTGCTAAGTGTGAACCTACTTGACCTGTGTCAGCTTTTGATGATATTTGTAAAGAAGTCATAATCATTCGTGCTGCAGCTTTTGCTGATGTATTTTTTATTGCATCTGGAATATTATTAGAAGCATAACCTCCAACATAAGTAACTACAATATTTTTAGGTTTTATACCAGACCATCTAACAACTATTCTTCTTAATCTACCGTTATCGTAATGAACATAATCTTTTTCATTACCGGAAACTAATGTGTTGCCATCTTCAACAACACTAGATATAGAAGCAATAGGAACATGACGCAAAAATAAATCTTGCTGTTCATTTCCATCAAAAGTTTCTGTGTGTGTTGCTTGTTCAACATCATACCCTAAAAATCTTTTAATAGCAGAATCCACATAAGGTATGAAAGTATTTGTGACTGAAGCTTCTACTGTAGAGTTTAAATCTACTTGTAGAAATTGCTCTACATCACTGACGCTACAAAGAGCCATTTAAGACTCCTTTTATTTATCTTCTGCTTTTTTGACAGCTTTGGTTTCAGCAGGTTTTTTTGCTGCTGCTTTTTCAACAGGAGCTTTTTTAGCAGGAGCTTTCTTTCCCCAACCTTGCTCTTTTAACCAAGCAGTAGGGTACTCGTGTCCAGCTTTTGCTATTAGTGAAGCGTTAGATTTAGGTAGCTCTGACTGAGGGCCTTCCCAAATCTTACCGTCTGCTAATTTCCAAATGCTTTTTTCTGGTTTTGTATATTCTGACATAATGAAATCATTTTACCCTATAAAAAGAAGAAAGCCGGTTTAACCGGCTCTCTTCAAATATCCAATACTAGATATTTTACATATTTAGTATTTTGTGGAAAGCTGCTTGCCTGTAAACAGGGAAACCCATTCTCATTGTAGCTCTGATAGCAAGCTGATTCTTAATAAAGAAATCAGAGTGGCTGTCAGTTACAGCAAGTTCGATACCTTGTCTCATAACAACATTAGCTGCTTCACCACCACCGAATTTACCAACAAGAACTGTGTTGTTGGAAATTGCTGTGGTAGGAATGACTTTTAGACCCCAGATTGTTGGAGCAGCATCTGCACCAAATCCGCCTGCAACTACGAACAATGGGTTCTTAGAACCAGATGTGTCAACATCAGTTACTGATGTAACAATTTGATTCCAGTCGCTTGGATGCATAATTATTGCATCTGGCTCTGTAAGTCCATTAACTCTAATGTCAGTAATGGCATTGTAAATTGCGCCGATTCTTCCTAAGTTACCATTGTAACTATTGAAATCGGATGAACCAACTGATGATTTACCAGCATCTAACAATCCTTCGATATTAGGTGCAGTACCGTCTCCGGAAAGGAGCTGACTGTCCATTCTTAAACGAATCATTGTTTGAAGTCTGCTGTTCAAGTAACCTTGAATACCAGCTTCGTCTGCTAATAGTTCATCTGTAACTGGGATAAATACACCCATTTTACGGATTGATTCTGTTCTCTCGGTGAAAGCCAAAGCTGCTTCACCAACAGCAGCACCCTCGGCAGCTTCAGCTGCGTTGTTTGTAAATGTTGTCTCTTCTAAGTAAGAGAAAGCATTTTGGTCTGTGTTGATTACATCAAATAATGATATAACAGCATTTGGGTCTCTAAGAGGTGTTTCCAAGATACCCGGTTGACGCAATGTCTCCGGTGGATATCCTGTGGTTGTTAAAGTTGTTTTGGTCTCAATCTTTGAGTCAATACCCTTAACACCTTGGCCTACATAATTTTTGTAAGCATCGGACTCTGTAAAGAGCTGCCCAACAGATTTAACTTCTGCTTGTCCTGAAGCTAGTGGCATTTCTGCAACTGGCTTTGAATCTTCTTCAAGAGCTTTCTCGTTTTGAGCTTTTTTCTTCTCAATAGAAAGGTCTTCTACTAATTCAGCAAGTTCGTCATTTCTTGACTTAATTTCCTCTTTTTGTTCAGAGGTGTACTTGCCGTCTTCGTTAGATTCAAAAACAGATTTTAGTTCCGTTCTTTTGGCAGCAATTTGGTCCATGAGTTCTTTTTGATTACTCATTTTCTTAGATTCTCCAATCTATAATTGCTTATACTTCTTCTATTTCTTCGACTAAGGATTCAGCAATAATTTGCTGTGCCCTTACCCACTCTGCGTCAAATTCATCGTCGTTATAGGAATCAGTGTTATCTTCTGGAGTTTCTTCTTCAGCAGCTTCTTCTTCCGGTTCTTCTTCAGTAGATTCTTCTACTGGAGCTTCTTCCTCAGTAACTTCTTCGGCTTCTGTTTCAACATCAATAGTATCAGTTGAAGCCTCAGCTACCTCTTCTGTTTCAGCTGGTTCATCTTCCACAAGTTCTTCTTCTACTTCTAACTCCAAAGCACCCTCGGTCCCGACATGTCCTATGAACTCATCAATCTCGGTCCAAGCATCGTTCAAGTCGTCTGCGACTGCACGAAGTGCTTCGGTGGCTTTAACGCCTAATTTCCTTCCATCTTCGCCTCTGAGCATAGAAATAGCTTTTGCTCGGGCTACTAAGTCATCCAATGCAGCAAGCACATCTATGACTTCTTCAGAGAAAGATTTGCTGTCTTCCTGTGAATCCTTTAAAACTTCATCTGATGATTTTTTACCATCATCATCATATTCTTTCATACATCTCCCTCCGTCGTGATATTTACACGACTTCATTTCGTCTTCGTCATCTCCATAACCTTTTTTGTCATCATCATCGTCATCATCATATCCGTAACCATCTGTCTCCATACTTCCTGCAGGTTTATCGTTACCTGTTGCTTTATGATATTCTTCATGAGACTTGCAAGGCATAAAAACTTGTTTACCATCTTCTAACTTATGAGTATGTACTCCTATCGCACAAGATAATTCTTTACTTCTCTCCATAGCTGCACCGGGATTATCAAATATATCTTTTGCAGGAGCAACTTTTTCTTCTGTATTTTTAGAATGTTTGTCTTCACAATTTCCACAACATTCATCTTCTGTACCTTCTTCTGGGTCGCCTGCAATTTCTTTTAGTAACGCAGTATTAGATTTAATAGCAAGAGTATATGTATCTTGATTAGCACCAACTAGTACTGGGGAAACTTCATAAACAGTAAGGTCTTTTAAAAATCTTGCATCTGAATCTTGTCCATCAGCTTTTGCAAATTCAGAATCATTTACTTTATATCCAAATGACCATTGTTGCATATCGCCCATGTTTTTAACAAGATTGTAAGCTTCTTTACCAGACTCAGTGTCCATAAAGAACTCGCCTTTAAATACTGCTTTATCGTTGTCTTGATTTATGGTTCCTTTACCAATAGGCATATCCCATTTGTGAGACCATACCATTGGAACTTGATTATTTTTGAAACCTGATTTGACAGCTCCCGGCATAACAACATCCCCGTCACTGTCAAGGGAATTAAATATGCTGAAAACTGCTTCTACTTGACCAGAGTCATCTTTTAACTCTATATCAATATTTTTAGATTCGTTATTCATACATCCTTCAATCTTAAATTGTACAATAGATTATTCAGATGTGCGTTTTAACTATTTTATACTATATTTTAGGGATTTAGTTTTTTATTGTCTAAAGTCTGATATGATTCTGAGCTTACTAATAGACATTGTTACTTTCCTATCAGTCTTTTTGTGGTCACCATTTTCTAGCCTAGCCCATACTACCATTGTCGCTTCTTTGTCCTCATTGTTTACAGAAGTGACTATACCATGAACGACTGATGGTGGGTCTGGGTCTTTATTTATTGACCAGCTAACAGCTTGTCCTACCCTTACAGATTCTGCTTTGTTACCAGAACTTTTAGAAGATAAAGGATGTGAACTTGGAAGTAAGTCTTGGTCATAAGGTTTTCTTCTAAATCTTCCTGTTCTTAAAGCTCTTAAAAACCCGTTAACTCTGGCCATTGCCCACTGGTCAGCTGAAGTAACATTACCTCTAACTGAACCCGGTGAAGTTCTATAAGCACCAACACCTCTTCTAAATACTGCAGATAGCATTCTTAAAGTAGCTCTGTGCTTTGGATTCTTTTTATTATGAGCTTCTACTTTGTTTTGTAAAGCTTTTCTAACTCTTGCAGATAATTGCTTCATTAAAATATCTTCAGCCATGTCAAGAGATTTTTTTCTTCGTTCTCTAACAACTTTTTTGTAATCATTAACAACTGACTTCATTTGTGAAACACCACCTGCTGTAACACCGCCCCATTTCATAACAGCTATAGTTCCGTTTAGTCTGTTATTTTTTTTATGACGATTCATAAAGCGTTCTCTTCTTTTAACCCAGTTAAGTGTTGATTCACTTCTGTCTCCGCCTTTGTATGCTGTCCATTTATTGAAAGCGTCATTACCAGTAAATGATGTAGGAGGATTACCTCCAGTACCAGCTCTTCTCCAAATCTCTGGCCAATTTTCTTTTAGGTCTTTGACATATGCATAACTTGGAAATTGTGGATGTTGTGAATTAGATAAACTTATTTTTTGGTCATCACCACTTCTAGGAAAATTTGTTTGTTTTTCTTCTGGACTATGCAAATTGTCACCTCGTTCGTACATTGTTTCTGCTTCTTCTAAAGATACCTTAATTTCTTCAATCAAGCCGTCTTTTTTATTATTTAAAAAATCTTCTGCTTCTTTTCTTGTGTCAAAACATTTAATTACTTTACCGTCATCATGACTTATAACACAGTAAGCACCATTAGGCATTTCTGCGATATATTTTTCTTCACTTAAACGAGTAGGTGTTGGTTTTACAACATCTTCTCTCTCTACTTCTGGCGGTAAGTCAATAGTTGTTAATTTTTTCTCATCATCGTTACTTGATTCAGCTTGGTCATTTAGAAGTGGACTTCCATCTTCTGTAACCTGTATCATGTTGAGTGGTCTGAGATAGACATCATGTCTATTATCTGCTTCAAGACCTACAACTTTTCTAGCTTCGCCAATTGTTACCCAACCCCCTTGTACTGCAGTATTCATGCGTTTATAGAGATTGTCTTTGTCATCAGCTAAAGCTCTGACGCTACCAACATCGTATTCACAATATTGATTATCGTTAGCATTGAACTCTGGTTGTAACAATTGATGAGTCAATTCTTGCGCAACCATGTTCCACATTGGGACCATTTTTGACTCGGTAAAGAACTCTCTTAGTTCTTTTGTATTTGAATAAGTTGCTGAATCAAGACCGGCACCAAGACCTGCAAGAACAGCTGGAACGCCAAGTACAGCAGATACTCGTTCTTCCGGTATTCTTCTTAATTCGGCTAACTTCATTTGGTCTGGAGAAAAAGATACTATTTCAACATTCATAGCACCGGATAAGACCATAGGCGCACCTCTGTTCTTACCTCCAAACTTTTGCTTATACATATCAGCAATAGCTTCTGCTTCTTCTCTAGTTGGGCCTCCCATTGCATCATCTCTTGGTGAGAGAATAACTCCGGGTACCGCCATGTTGTGTAATAAAGCTGCTGTATATTGTCCAGCCGCTTCATCTCCTGCTATTTCTCTTAGAACGCCTCTAAGTGGAGCAAGACCACGCCTCATGTTATTTGGGTCAACATTTTGACGCAAATGTACCATATCGGCTTTTGGAATTTTAACACTATCTTCACCTTGAACACCACCTTGAGGTTGATACTGGTAGTGTGTAATTAATTCGTTTTCGTTACCTTTTGCTTCTACTAGATGAGGCATCAAAGGAACTAACTCTACAACTTGTCCTCTTGCATTTCTATTTTTATAAATAAAAGCATCTCCGTTTGCATTTAAAGATGTAACAATATAGTTAGCAAGTAACTGTTGTGTCATGTAAGGATTTGGTCTTCTAATTAATTTTACTAAGTCGTGATTCATATCTCTTACATAATCACCCTCAGAATTTCTTGAAGATACAAGAATAGATGGTTCGGCAAAAGCAGTAGCTAAAACATTAAGACATGCAATAACAGCAGAGTTACCTGTACCGTCTCCTAGTTCAGCTAATTTTTTATGGTCGAAATATCCAGATTGAGTGTTGTAACCCATAACTGCTTGATTTAAAAATGAATACTCTGTTTGATTTACTATAAGACCTTTTGATTCTTGGTCTCTTCTAATTCTTGCATCAGTTGGTGCATTCAACCAATCTAATGCTTTTGAAAATCTTGACTTATCTTCAGCCATTAATACGCGCTCCAGCTTCTTTGTTCTTGTAGCATTTGAACTCCGTAAGACAGAGTATCGATAATATCATCATGTGCTCCAGCAGGAAAAGTCATTATTTCTCTTTCTACTTCTGGAAGCCAATGTGTGTCTCGTAATAAAAACAAATCTCCTGCTTCCATTCGAGCAGATAAAGGAAGTGCGCGTGTAACTTTATCTTTATCCGTCTTGAGGTCTCTTACACGAATACCAGCTCGTTGCGCCATCTGGATTATCGTGGTTTGAAAACCTTGGCGTTCTATACCTACATATTTTAGCTTATTTTTATCCATTGCGCGTTTTATCGCTGGAATAATGTCTGGTCCTTCTAATTTAGCTCTAGTCATATCAATAACTAGTAATCTGTTATCTGGTGTTCTTGCAAAAGATGTAATTACTGTAAAGTCGCTATCTTTGTTAGTTGTAGTAGCTAAATCAACAATACCAAATCTTTCTAATGCAGTTAAATAATATTCTGAGCCGTCAACAATACATTTCATATTTCCTGCAGCATCTGGCACTATAGAAAAATAATGCAGCCATTCCGGTTTAAGCATACCTTGACCTGCATCAACAAACTCTGCTAGATACTCTTGTGCAAACACAATAGAACCAACTTCTACTTTTGCTGCCTCAACTTCTTCGGGGTCAATCATAGGATTGTCAGTTGTAGAAAATCTAAATCTTTCCCAATTGTCTGCATCTTCTGCAGTTTCCCATAAATCAAAAAACCAATTATCTCTTCCTATAGGAGTAGAAATAAATAAAGCAGAACCTTTTCTTTCAGTAAGAGTAGGTCTTAATACTTCTTGCCAAACTTCTGGTTTTACGAATGCAGCTTCATCCATAACAAGAAAGTCCAAACCTTCACCACGAAGTCTTTGAGGATTATCTGCAGACCTTACAGCAATAGAGCCTCCGTTTACTAAATCAATTTGCATATTAGCTAATGAAACATTTGGTTCTATTTCTTTTGGAAATGATTTTGCACTTGCAGCGATATCACGCCAGCCAACTCTTGCAATAGAAAATGTAGGTGCTACCCACCAAGCTCTACCACCTCTTAGTGCAACTTCCATACACATTTGTACACCAAGTCTTGTTTTACCAAATCGTCTACCTGCGCAAAGAATTTTCCAACGCGCGTCAGATTTAGCTACTTGTAGCTGTCCTGTGTGTAATGGCGGTAATGTAGGAACATACTTATTTGTCATGTCGCCATTTTAATACTAAAAACCCTTTTAATAAGTTAGTGTATTCTCTATTTGAGCCTTGTCGTTGTCTTCCGTCAAAAATATCGTGATGCTCTTTACAAAGCATACAAACATTCATAGGGTCGTCAGATATGTTTCTGTTTGCTCCACCCATACCCTTTGCGATTAAATGCGCCATCTCTAGCCATTTCTTGGAATTGCAACCCGGCCACTCACATTTGTAGTTTGCTCTTTCTAAAGCTTTCTCCCTTAGTTCAGAAAGATTTTTTTTGCCGGTGCCTTCTCGTTTTTTTTGCCCCATGCCCGATATGTTGAAACTATTACTTCTTCTTTTTTTAAATTCTGCGTAAGTTTCGTTTTCAGCGTCCCATTCAACTTTACTCATAAGGTGTGCTTGGACTCCTTTTGGATAAGGCTATCCCCGTAGGAATAGCCAGTGATGGGAGGATATCGGTTAGTGGAGCCGACATCCTAATCTTAATACATAAATCTAAAAACACATTTTTTATTATAGTCGTTTGAAATGTTCTTTGTATAGAAAGTGCATATTAATCATTCTCTCTATGACAATTGTTTTGATGTCTTCTGCGTTGAATTTTTCTACTGACCAAACATCTTGAACTTTGCCCCCAACCAACCAAATTATTTGATTATGATTTACTTTGAATCTCATACCTTTGTAAATATAATCTAGGGACATTAGAACATACTAGCACACACTCAAATATTTTTGTGATTGTAAAGACAACTAACCCTGTGCGGCCCCGCCCAACACAAAATTTAAATACGCCGAGGAATGTCCCTATAACGGACGATTATGGTCTGGCTAATCCACTTGATAAAGTTTTGGACACTACACTCATTCTGAAAGCCAGTGCGTGTAGTTACTTGTATCAAGCACTCTAGGGATTTTAAAAATAATTGCAACTCAACTTGTATATTTTTTTATTACTTGTAAAATTAATATTGGATAACATGGCTTCCGTTTACGGATTGTTCATAGAATCCTCCTTTGTGGGAGACCGGTATTCTGTTAAAGCCAGTGCCGGTCTCTATACATTAATAAATAAAATGCTATACTTTACTTATGTCTAACTACAGACCACTACCAGAGTTTTTAACTATCAAAGATTCAACTATTGATGGTTTAGGTTTATTTACAGAAACAGACATAGAAAAAGGTGTCAACGCTGGTATAACACATGTTACTGACCCGATAACAATGAAACTCTATAGAACACCACTTGGTGGTTTTATTAATCATAGTGCAGAACCTAATGCAAAAATAGTAGAAGTACAAAGAGTTAGATATTTATACTTTTTAAGAGATATAAAAAGCGGAGAAGAGATTACAGTTCAATACACTATGTATGACCCCAAAAACACAATCTCCTAACCTTGTGAAAAATAAATCACAATCTATCTACTTTGTGCACACATCCATATAAAAGCCTCGCAATAGATATTTAAGTAACTCTCTTACTAGCAATAAAGCACTCCCCCACCGCGGGCGCAGTATCCAACGGGAATACAAGTACCTATATAAACCTAGACCCAGTGCAAAAAAATTTTATATTTTAGGGTAGGGGAGGGGCCTATATCCGTCCCGGGAGGGAAAAAGACTGAAAATACATATGCATACACAAAAATTTGGGCAAAATCAAATGCCTATGTCAAAACGCATCCATTCCATTAAAAAATCTGGCGGGAAGCTTAGCCATCCGCATATTTTATAGTGAACTCCACAGGTTCGTCTGAATCCTCAGATATTAGGTCTGGGTTCTTCTTACCCCACTTAGATGGGTGTGAGCGCTCCAAATACCACGCTGAGGCCTGCCAGACTCCATTGTCGGCCGCTTTCCTTATGTTCATAATGTGTGCGCCTTCCGCCTCGGCACGAGCCTTTTGTACTGAGTCCCGAAAGTCCCGATACTCCTCGATTCCTTCTTCAGCTTTCTCTAACCAGCGGTAATAAGTAGTTTTACCAATTCCTGCCATAGTACAAGCATCCTCAATGTAATAGCCTAGTTTTAGCCATTTAACTAAGTCCTCGACTCTAGCATCGTCCAACTTTGACGGTCTACCCATACTGCTAGTAACGGAGTCCAAGGAGGAGTCCTCTGGTTCCACTGGGGCAGGCAGAGCGGGCAACATCTTATTCATATCCATAAATATTAGTATAGTCGCCAATGTCGGAGCGCATTGATTCATTTGAAAATTTGTGCGGGGAGCTTAAGTGTAGAAAAATTTAACGCTAGCGATTTATAACATACCCCCCTCAAAATAGTATTTATATTATCAAAGTCTAACCGGCCACGGAGTGGCCTCAATCCAACAGAATGTTGGTCGAGGGTGTAAAAAGGTAATCTAAATCTATAGTTTAGGTTTAGATTTTTATACAGATATCTAAACTATAAAAGCCTATAAACATTGGGGTTTTTGGGTGTCAAATCTAAATCTAAAGTAAAGGTTTAGATATAGAAAAAAAAAGTAAAGTCTTGACCACTTTTAGACCTAAATATTAAGATTTTTTTTATACATTAGTTTTCATTTTTATACATTTTTTCCAAAAAACCCTTATACCAATTGGCTTTTTCCTATAAATTTTATGTATAAAAAATCGGTCAAAATTTGGTTATATGTATGCATATATGTTATAAATAAGTAATTGGCTTTTTGACAACAGAATATCTACCGATAAGACCTTACAGGAATTATCAACTCAAGAGGATACGCAGACTGAAACTCCTCATCATTGAACATAACGAGTATTGGATACTTCGGTAAATATAAAATAAATCTTCAAAATGTTTTTATCTTCATACCTACTTTGACTAGGTGGGTATGTGGATAATAACAATTCGGTTATTATCAGCATTACTAAAGGAGTAATAATGAAACTAAAGATAAAAGAACTATCAGCAAATAACAGAGGTATGGAGCATATGGCTATCAGAACTGATACTAAGAAGACTGTTATCTTCTTACACGCAGTCAGTAAGACCACAGGCGAAGACCAATGGTACGAGAGCAAAGTTGCTTTTACTAATAAGACTGCGTTGAACTATTTTTATAGTGGTCAATACAGTTGCGTGTTTGCAGGTGGTCTAACTAAATCATCTAACACAGATTGGATATAGATATCTTAGACCTCATCTTATAGGTGGGGTCAAAGATACTTATACTAAGTATCACTTAAAACGATTGGAGAAAAAATGAAAACTATATTACTAGACACAGTTCAAGCAATAGCAATATTACAAAGCTATTGCAAAGCTGGAGCAAGACTACACCATTTTAATGGTGGTCAATGGTACATAGAGTTAGCAGAAGATTGTGTTGCTGTTATGGATACTGCGAGCAGAGATAATTGCAGATTAGATTTTATGACAGGAGATAACGCAATTATATATCTATCTAGTGGTGGTAATTGTCCAGAAGAAAATGCATTTGCAAATTCTTTAAAGTCTTTTACAGACTTAATAGATAGACACGCAGGAAGACCTGTTTATAGTTAATATCTCAGACCTCATCTCAACAGGTGGGGTCAGAGATATTCACAAAGAATATCAAGAGAAAAAACGAAACAAAAAAAATAGAGAGGAGTGATAATGAGTTTTATTGATACAACTTATTACACAGAAAATAAAAAACAGGTAGCAGACATTAAGAGAGAGTTCAGAAATTCTCTTAAAGAAGAAACAGATTATCAGAGCTTAGAATTAAGTTCAAGCGATTTTGATTATGATTTTTCTTCTACTAGCTATCACATTAATACGAGTGGAACGAGTGAACACGAGCAGGATAGAGTAAGAGTAAGAGCTTCATTAATTCTTGATGATACTTTTACCTTAACTATCGATGCTAGAAATGATTATTTTGGAAAAGATAATAAGTTCACTTTATTTATGGATAACGAGATAAGACTTCAATTAATTGAGGCACTAAGTAATGTTGTTGTTCATAGTCCAGAGGAAGAATAATGTCTGTATTATTTGAATCAATAATTTATACAGTTATTGTTTTTACATTTTTACTAGGTGGAGAATTATCTCCACTTAGTATTTTTAAATGGTACAGAACATTTATTAAAAGTATCGGTCTATAAAATTAGCCACCTAGCAGAGATGTTAGGTGGCTTTTTTTTTATCCAAATTGCACCACTGCTTGGGGCCTGTGGGCAGTTCCAGCTCCGCTGGGTCCTGCTAGGTAAGCTGTTTTCAAAATCTTACCCTCCGGAGGACCCGTAAGGGTGAGCTTGCGAAGGGTCGAACTTGTCAAATCTTATTCAAAGATTTTTTATACATCAAATGTATAAATATAAATATGCATATAGCATATATAAAAACTTATGCAACTTAAATCTAAATAACTCAATATTAATTTTTAAATATAAAAATATAAATGGTATCCTTCTTAGGTAAGTTATTTTGAAAGGAAAAAATTGAAGAACTTAAAAACTAAACTACTAAGCGCTAATACTAGAAATATGGTAGCTATGGCTATTAATCCTAATACCAAAACTACTAAAATATATTTACATGGATTGGCTAAAGATGGCTCAAAGCAATGGTATGAAAGTAAAGGAATTTATACTAACAAAACGGCTTTAAGTTATTTTTATTCGGGTGAATATAAAGTAGTTTTTGCGCAAGGCATGACTAAGTCAAATGTAACGGATTGGATATAGAGAAAGGTAAAACTATCCCCCCGAAAGGGGGGATTTTTTTTATCCAAAATGGACCACCACGGAGTGGGCCCGCTGGGCTGTCTCTGACAGGTCTGCATTGCTAATTCACAATCAAAGTAGTTTGTGAAATATTTTTCAAATAAAGGTTGCATAGTATCTGCATATATGTATTATTAATAATGAAAGCGAGGAAAACTAATATGAATAAATACGAGAGAGTTTATAACTGGACAATGGTAGAGCTTGATAGAACTATCAATGACTACCCAATTGACCAAAACATTAAAGATTGGTTAAAGATGCTTCGTGAAAGCATGGAATACAATCTAAATAAAACAATATAATAACAAGGAGGTTGCACTTACAGAGAGTTCCACACTCTCTGTTTGTGCTATCCAATTGGGACCCGGAGGGTTCCTAACGGGATGTCCGCAGAGCGGTCCCGATTTGATTATAAAAAAAGAGCAGGTATTTCTACCCACTCTTTTTTTCAGCACTAACACGAAAGGAGTTTTCTTTGTTAGAATCTTTCAGAGAATTTCAATTGGTGTTAGGGTTGCAACCTAGCCTTTCAGCTACCACTCTGAGCAGGTAGTTTCGATAAGCGCCTCTATGAACTTCGTTAGGGAGAGAGATACAAGCCTATCCTAGGATACTTTGTATGTCTTTCGCTTACTAAAAGCAGGAAGATTCTTTTCGATACTCTGAACTCTTTACGAGCCACCTTTCAAAATCCTCTGAAAGATTCCTTTATTTATCTGTCAAAAAGCCAATAAGTAAGTATTGCATACTTGCAACAATAATCAAAATTTTATTTAATCTTTTTTTAAAATTACTTGCATACATTTGCATATCTGCTATAATGTCACGCTTATCAATATCCAAGTGGGACCTCGCGGAGCGGAGGGCCTCCCGGCGGGTAAAAATTTGATTGCTATTTTACATATAACATTTTTTATATTTGAGTTGCATAATATTTTTAAGATACTATTATTTAGAATATGAAAAATATAAAAACAAATAAAACAATTGAGAGAATACACGACAGAGTTAAAAATTTTGTTGAAGAATCAGATTATATAAGTTACTTAAAGTTCATAAAGAAATTTAGAACTAGAAGTTTTTTTAATCAAATGTTAATTTATATGACTAAGGAAAACGCAACTTTTGTTATGGGTTATAAACAATGGATTGACAAGTTTAATAGAATACCTGTTGCATGTTTAATTTGTAGAAGTCTTAGCAATAAAAACTGTGAGTGTGAAGAGAGAACACCTCCAATACGCATTGTTCAGTTAGCACCTATTACTTATACTAAAGAGAACGCAAAAGGAGAAGAAGAAGAAAAACTTTGGTTTAAAGATGTTTATGTTTATGACATAGAAGACACAGAGCCATTACCGGATTTACCAATTAAAGAAGTTTTCAACGAATTTGATTGGAATATTAAAACCGTTGATGTTGATGTTAACTTTAAAAAATTAGAATCAGTTCTTTTAACAATTATTAAAGATAACGATTTTAAATTTAGATATGAAGAAATATTTAACGAGTCTTTGGGTGGGTGGACTGACCACACAGTTAAAGAAATAGTTTGTAAAGAGAACACAACAGAAGCCGATAAAATTCATACTATATTACATGAAATAGGTCATATGTTTGCACACTCTAACGAAGAACTAGACAGAAAACGAGTTTATCGCCCTCTAGTGGAGACAGAAGCCGAGACTATCGCCTATGTAGTAGCTGACTATTTAAATATAGATACTAGTAGTTATTCAATAGGATATATTGCTAATTGGTCTAAAGGTAATGAAGACATATTGCAAGAGTCAGTTAAAAGGATTTCCAAGTTTGCAAATGTAATTATGGAGAAGATAGAAGAGCAGGGGGGTATATGATTTATGTAATAGTTAGAACTATTATTGATATTAAGAAAAAGAAATAACGAAGTGGGGGGAACAACCCCCCATTTTTTTTATCCAAATTTCACCAACGGAGTTGGGCCCTTCGGGATGTCCGCTCTGCGGTCGCAATGTGTTTCATGTGAAACAAATAAATATTTTTAATATTTTAGTTGCATAACAATTGCATATATGTATAATTAATATTATGAATAGAGCAGAAAGAAGAAAACTATTAAGTAAGAAGAAAGGTGGATTTTATTCTAAAAATAAACTTCATCGTAATTCACACTTAGGAAGTAGAGTAAGTAAAAAATGAATAGACACGAAAGAAGAAAAGCTAAAAGTAAAAAAGGTGGTATGTATCACGGGTTAAAAAGACCTACTGATAATGGAAGAATGAACGGAGGTAAAAAACGATATGGATAAATTATTAGGTTATACAGAATGGACATGGGATGAATCTGAATTACCAGAAGGTAGTAGTGAATGGGATTATGAAGATTATGCAGTATCGCAGTCTAATTTACTAGCAGAACTTAGTGCAACACTTTCAAGTGCAGGAAGTATGGATGAACATTGGGAGTATGGTATCGCTATGGGGTATGTTGGTTGGACTAACTCATTCGGACATACTGAAATTCAAGAAGTGGATTCTGTCTTTTTGAAGTATATGGTATTTGACACAATTAATGATTCACACATAACTGCTAAGTTAGATTTTAGCAAGGTAGAAAGTGGAGTTATAACTTTAACTAGAAGTCATCACGATAGACCTATGGGAGAAACTATCTATATATTTAGATGTGAAGAAAATGAAGTCTTAGATGAAGATGAGTATTACGAAAAGTTGTATGACTTAGGATTAGAAGAAAGACCTAAAAGTCATACGATAGTAATAACTAGCGATGACACAACTGTTGGAGAATGGGAAGTGGTTGAATGAATATCATAGAACATGTTGGACATGACATAAGTGTTGTGACCTATGGAAGTAAAAACGATAACGCAAGTGTTGAATGTAATGATTGTTATGAAGTAATAGCATGGGAAGAAAAATGAAAAAATATATAAAAGAAGAATTAGAAACTTTACAATATTACATAGATGAAGGATTATTTGAGTATGATAGTGAAAAAGATATGACTTTAGGATATGTGGATATGACTGCTGAAGATGTGCTTGAAAAAATTAGAAAATGGGATTTTTCTCCTTTAGATAATCTAATAAGACACTATTCAAGATTAGAACTATTAAGAGAGTTAGAAAGAGAAGAAAAATGAGAGAAGATTGGAGTTATGGAGAGTTAGCTAACTTTACTCATACTAAACAAGTAAAAGAATTTAATTTTTGTTTATGTGAAGAACAAGAACAATTCCCATACGAAGATTGTCCAAGAGAGGAGAAGTAATATGCCGATAAACATAATAGTATATAGTTTATTAGTAGGAATAGGAACTATGACCGTAGTTGCAGGATTAGGTTATGTAGCTATGAAAGTAGAATCTTTTTTCTTAAATAGATAGATTTAATAATGGGTAGGTTTTTTAGTTTTTCCTACCCATTTTCCAAGTATCACCCTCTCGGGAGAGAGCCCCTACGGGAACCGCTCTGCGGGTCAAACTGTGGTTCTAATAAATTTTTTTTAAAACTACTTGCATATATATTTACAGATACTAATATTTATATAAGAATATAAAGAGAAAAGAGGAAATATGGAAACTAAAAAATCTATCGGAAAATTGTATGAAAAGTTTGAAATGGTTAAAAACTTTACACATCAATTAGAGGTAGCCGTAGCACAAAATCATTTAACAGGTCAAGAAGAATTTGTTATTGTTTGGTCTGACCCAAATGATGAAGATAGAAAAATGCCATTGGCTCAACTATTGACAGGTACAGAGATTCAAGAATATCTTGAACCCGATTTTACGAAATCATATATTGCTAGTGAATTATTTAAAATGTATTCTAAATATGAAACTAGACAGACTGTTGAAGAGTTAGATGATTTTCATGCATACGATAAAGATTATTCTCAAATGTTAAAAACATACGATGATGGTTTGAGTCTTGCAAATGCATTAATGAATGAAGATGAAATATTAAAGAATCTTGAAAAACTTATAGGTGATGAAGAAGAATGAGAGAAATAAAAAACGCAAAAGATTTAGCTAATGTTTTCAAATCGGGTGAATTAATAAACGAAGAAGTTTTTGATGACCCCGATAAAATGAAAATCTTAGAAGAAATTTTTAAAGACTTTAAGTAAAACGAAGACCCTGTTAAGAACTTACAGCCCTGTTTGTTGAAGACAGGGTTTTCGTTTATCCAAGTTGCACCCGCGTAGCGGTGCCTTACGGGATGCCTCCCGGAGGGTGGTTATTGTGTTAGTGAATTGCAACTCTAAATTTAGTCCTAATTTTTAGATAAATCCTTTGTATATATATGCATATATGGTATCGTGGAGTAAGAAAAATATATAAGAATAGGAGAAAAAATGTTAGATGACTTTTTAACAGAAAAATTACTTTCTTTATTTGAAACAGAGATAAAAGAATTTATAAATGAAAATTCTGATATTGAATACGATAAAGATGAAGTAATAGATATTACAAGTGGATTAACAGGGTGCGAGGGTTGTAATTCAAACTCTGTTTGGGGATTTGTAAGAGGTATAGAAAGAGCTAAAGAAATAATAAGAATGGAGAAAGTATGAGCCACTTTACAGTATTAGTAGTTCTGCCTAAAGAGGGACTACAAAGTTATGAAAACGAAACAATACACGAGGGAGAAGATGATTGGAGAAATGCTTATAATCACCAATGGTTTCACCCACAGTTAGAGGAAGCTATGTTGCCTTACTATGAGCAACACGAAGCTGATAGCGAGTATATGGAAAGAGATATACAGTTAAACGAAACTGCTACTGAAGTATGGAGAGCTTTTGTAGATAGAGATTGGGACACACTTGCAGACTTAAATAGTGAGAGAAGACAACTCATGGAGAAGTGGGAAAGAAATGCTTCTGTTAGTGATTTAAACGCTGAAGGTGGTTTTAGAAAATATACTGAAAGCGAAATTGATACTAAGTTAGAGCCGATTGATAAACTTTATGAGCTTATGGCTACTGAAAAGTTTGATATCTTTAATGATGAACATCAAGACCTATTTAGAGAAATCTATGGTGACAGTAGTGAGGTAATGATTGATAAAGAGAATAAAGAAATTTATGATGTTTGGTATTCTAATCCTTACGCCAAATGGGATTGGTGGGTTGTCGGTGGTAGGTGGAGAGCTATGGGAAACAATGGCTTATTTGAAGACATCAATGTCTTTACCGAAACTGAAAAAATACCTTATTGGAAAGAAGAACTTGGAAGTATTAAACTTCACGATATTGAGAAAGAGCTAGGTATAGATAGAAAAGAACTTGGTTTAACTGAATACGATAAAGTTATTACCGAGTATATTCAAGATGAGAACAATAAGATAGTTAGGTTTTATGACCACGAAACTAGAGAGCCAAAAGAATATTATAAAGCTGAAGACCTACTTACTATCGTAGAGAGAAAAAAAGAAAGCACTTGGGCTATGTTGTTTCCCGAAGAGGGTTGGATAGAAGCAGGTGAAATGGGTTGGTTTGGTATGTCTAGCTTAGACAGTTTAGACTTACAAGAAACAGAACAGGCTAAAAGCGACCAATTTGCACTTACAGATAATCTAATTGAAAAATATAAGGATACACATATTGGTTTAGTTGTGGATTGTCATATCTAAGAAGATTTAACAAAGGGCAGGTTTTGTATAGTTTCCCTGCCCTTTCTTCTTTTCCAAGTCTCACCGCCCGCGGAGCGGGCCTCCCAGCGGGGGCTCCCTACGGGTGCAAATTTTAATGCTAGATTGCAAACCCTATTTCAATGCTATTTTTAGTCCTATTTTTTTAGAAAATATGTTGATTATCTTTTTAGATGTAGTAATGTAGATAGAGAGTTAGAGAAAGGAAACAAATGAAACTCAAAACTATCGGAAGTATTGGGGTAGATTCGGGACAAGTATTTATTACTGACCCTTGCTACATCAAGCATACCGAACAAGGAAACGGACAATGGAATCTTGATTGGAAAGAGGAAGTTGTTGGAGAAGATGAAAACGGAGTTAAAGAACTAAGGAGAGTTCCTATTAGTAAGAACGACCCTACCTTAGACAATAAACAAAACTTTTACACAAAGGTTTGTGAAGCTAACAAAGACGGTAGAGGTGGAGCTGAAGTAGAGCTTGGAGTAGTTATGGCTACAACTCACGGAGACGGAGAATATGCCGTTGAGGGAATCTATGACGATGATGACCAATTCTTAGGAATCTTTATTGATTTTCACGGACAGGTTAATGCTTCGTTTGAATACAACGAGGTTTGGTAATGTGCTATAACAAAGGATATTACTCTGCCGACAGGAAGATTGCAGAAAAAGTTGCAGAGAACTTAGTTGAAAGAAAAGACATAAGTTTAATTGCTTACTATCTGACAATCGCCTACGAAGATGACCAACATACTTATATGAACGATTTAGCTTGGGCTTGGAGTCGTGCAACAGACGATGAAAAACCTGCTTTAGAAAAACATGTAAGAGAAATGATTGACATTGATGACGAAGATATTCTTCAGTTTGAAGACATCTTTGGAGAAGAAAGACCGGAGGTGTTTGATGTCGAACTTTAAAGAAGTAATGAACAGAGTCGAGGATAATCGCCTCGACTCAATGTTCTATAAATCTAGCGAACACACTCCACTCCGGAGGGTATCCTTTCGGGGTAGGGAGTGGGTTATTGAGCCATTTGGCGATGTAAGATTGACCTATAAAGACGAAAGATATTATTGCATGAGTGAGATTAGCGAAATCAAAACTGATGAAGATATTACCAAAGCATACGATGATGATACTTTAAATATTCATTACAACAATTGGTATGAGGTTAGACCGGTTGGGCAAGAGTATAGGAAGTATGTTGATTTGGGTCTTTATGATGATGTATTTGGAGACCCTTATGAATTAGATGAGGGGCTTCTACTATATTTATTAGAAACAGAAGAACAATGGGTTGTAGAGGCAAATTCCTAATGCGACCCCCCTTGGAAAGGGGCAGTTGCAGTTTTGCAGTATCGCCCATTATTTGAGCAACCAAATTTAATCCTAAATTTTGCATATAGTTTAAAGATGTGTAATATAGATTAAGAATAGAGAAAGGAAACACATGACAAAAAAAAGAACTTCATGGACAATTGATAACCTAGCTGATTGGCTTTCAAAATATGATGAAATCCATAAGGCAGGAACAATGAGAGACCCATATAATTATGAAACATGGAGACTCATCGTTCAAGATGTAGCTTTAGATTACGCAGAGGAGGTGAAGTAAATGGATATTTGTGAGGAAAAAAGTTTCACTAGGTGGACAATGAAGACAGAAATTATTGATGACCTAGAAAACTATGATGAGGTAACAGATGATGTTATCAGAGAGATTTGCGATAGTCTCGTCCCTGTATACAATTCCGAATTAATTGACATGGCTTGTCATTATGACGGAAATGAATATTGGGACATTTGGAACGACAACCAGCTTGGGGGAGAAACACCCTTAGAAATTGTCAGAGGGAATTTGTATTCCCTTTACTTAGAGATAGGACAAGAAGTTCTGTCAGAGAAAGAAGAGGAAGAATAATATGGATATTAATATTCAACAAGACACCCCACCCTCTAAGGTTTTTACCGACAGAGGTGGGAGTAAATACGATATAGCAATTAAGACTGCTATTAATAGCAAAGGAAATTGGTTTAGAGTAAGTTCTGTCCCGGTAGAAAAACGGAACAGTATCTACTCTACTGCCTCAGCTATTAGAAACGGTAGACTCGGGAACATACCTGAGGGAGTGAATATACAGCTTATTTGTCGCAGGGTTAATGATGAAGTTGTAATGTTCATCAAAGCTCTGTGATTTTTGCTATTATTAAGAGTATCTTGGAGATAAAAAGAGAGAACAAAAAGCGAGATACCAAGTAAGATTTCGCCCCACCGTCCTCCTTTCGCCCTATGACCTTTAATGGTTATGGCTAAGACTCTGCCCCTGCAAGGGTCTTACATTAGAGCGAGGGAATTTTAACGGTGGGGCATCTTTCTTTTCCAAGTTCGACCTCCGGGAGGAAGCCCCCCGGGGGGATAGTAGCAGTCAGTTCTCGCCCCCAATCCAAATCTCACAGTCAAGACTGTTTCAGTGCAGTTTTTTTGGGTAATAATTACACAAATCCCACCCAGTGATTTCCAATCACGACCTTCTAGGTAGAATCCCTTACGGAGTGTCCTAATAAGCTAGTAAAAAATAGCATTAATTTTCGGATTCTTAATGGGCAAAAAATTAGCATTGATTTTCGGGGTGCTAATGGAGACAATAAAGGGGGTTTTTACGCCCCCCAAATTGCGAATATCAGAGAAAGGGTTTTCAACTTTATGACTAAAGATTGATTAACCTTTACAAATCTATACTAACACTTTAGGTTTTTATGTTGAAAAATTAGCATTGATTTTCTGCTCGTAAATGGAGTTAGTTTTCCCTGCGAGGTAGGTGTTCAATGAGGACAATTATGGCTCTCGCCCCTCCTTGTCTTAATAAAGGTATGTAACCTACCTCACTTATAATTTTAAGGTAGTATTACAAATCTATTGGTTTAGTTTCCTCCATAAGTAGCTTACAAAATCATCTTTTAAACCCCAAGTCTTAACAATACGACTAATGTAATCTAACAGACCATAAACTTTTCTTGTCATAGCTTTTCTTAGAGCTTCCAATTCATCTCCTTATATCTCTTAGGATTACCTTTTGAGTCTTTCTCCCCCTCATAAACTTTCCAATTATCATTTGACAACCATTGTTTTTCAATACTAGAATACGAGTAATACTTTCCAATTTTATTTTTACTCGGATTTGGAAACCACCACAAACCTACTTCCATTGTTATACTCATACTTGTATCGTTAAAACTTACTGCTCTCTCTTGCATTTCAACTAAACTTTCATAATCATCTTCTTTTAACTTGTTAGTTCCTTTTACCTCACTTAAAAATAATTTAATTGATTCTCTTGGGTAGATAACATAATCCGGTATCAGTAAAACCTTGCGAACATCATAAAACTTTGGTACATATCCGTCTTTGGGGTCTGTTCCAACCTTTTGATAGCTTCCTGCAATGTGTTCATATTTTTCTAAATCTTTATCAGTTGCACCACGAACGAATCCTTTTTCTTTTAACATTTGTTGCATACGAAAATCTGCTTGGTCTTGTTGAGTTTGAAAATTTCGTTCTTCAAAACTATTTGTATGTTTATCAGTCATATTGTTGTTCCCAACTTTGTTTCCTTTTAATATTAGAAGTTCTTATCCATTCGTCTATGTCCCACCTTTTACCTTTATCTTTAGGCAAATCTAATATTTCTAATTCGTGTTTTTCTAAAAATTCTGTTAAATCTATAAGTAAATCTAATTTTGGTTGCAAACTACCTGTAAATACTGATATACAAGTGTGCATTGGGTGATGAGGATAATCTGCTTGAAATTCTTTTGCAATAATACTTCTTGATTTAATTTCGTTTATATAAGTATTAGGATTAACAATTTTAATTCTTCCTTTTAATGGTCTTATATTGTGTTTACCATAAGTATATGCAAATATATCTGTTAATCTATAAATTGTTTTAATAGCAGGTGTTAATACTCTACCATTAGTAATATTTCGCCAACTTACTTCTAAGTTATAAGGATTTTCTTTTACCTTATTATCTTTGTGGTGTTCTTCAATAATTTTGCCTATACCCATGTTTAAGTGTTTTGGAATTTTTGATAATTTATCAATGTTCCAAATTTCTATATAATCGTAATTTAATATCATATTTCTCCTGTTGTTGGGACGGGCTAGGTATCTTACCTAGCCGGTATCAATTAATACTTCCAACTAGTTGAGTTTTCATATTTAACACTCACTCGTCCCTTTGCTAGTTATCATCATTTAAATAATTTCTTATTTACTTTCTAGCAAGTGGAGGTGGAGGGAGTTGCACCCTCGTTTCCGTAATCGTTAAGCAACAAAGGTTAAAATGTTGATATTACGGACAAATCTAATTCACCCCCTACACCTTAAAAAGGTGCTTCGCCCTCTGCTATTTCTTCAACAGGTCTTGCGACAGGTTGATTATTAGCAGGTTGTGACTGATTGTTCGCAAAGCTAGTGCCGGAGTTATTACCGTCACCGGAATAACTTGCACCACT